CCGACGCTTACGAGATAATTAAAAAGAAAGAAAAGTTCTTAAAGGATATAAAAGAAGGAAAAATATAATGGCTGAACACAGGATAGCAGTAAAAGATTTAAACATCATTTTTGACGGCAAGACCGTTTATGAACCTTTGCCCCAACAGCGCAAGTTCCACTTATCCCCTGCTAAGTACAGACTCCTAGGTGGTGCAGTAGGCGGGGGTAAGCGAGTTAGTGCCTATACAACGGTGTTTACGGATAGTGGCTGGAAGAGAGCAGACGAAATAACAATGGAAGATAAACTACTAGCACCAGACGGAACATATACCAATATAGTTGGAATTTATCCCCATAAAAACATGCCTACATACAGAGTTACATTTTCTGATGGAAGATGGGTAGATGTTGATGGAGAACATTTGTGGTATGTAAGGGGGCAAAAACATGGAGCACGAGATGGGTGGTTGGTAAAGAGTACAAAAGAGATTATGAGTATAAAAGAAAGGCAAGTTATACCTCTTTGCGAGGCTGTTCCTGGGAAGACGTGGGAAGGGCCAGACCCGTATATACTTGGGTTACTTTTAGGGGATGGAACTTTAACTGGCAAATATACCACTGTCTATAGTGTGGACAAGGAGATTATTGGTTACTTGAGTAACGTTGGGTGGCATATATACGATTATGATTCTCAGTATACAACGATGTGCCAATACTTTCAGGAAGACTTTAGAGATATTTTAGGCCGTGTTTCTGGCGAAGATAAAAGAGTGCCAAAAGAATTGTTAATGGCAGACCCAGACACTAGGCTTGCAGTACTCCAAGGACTAATGGATACAGATGGCCACTGTGACAAAGCAAGGACGGCTGGTTGTAGCTTCACTAACAAGTCAGTGGGTTTATGTGAAGACCTCATATATCTTGTACGCTCATTGGGAGGCAAGGCAACTCTGCATGAAATCAACAGAGGAGAAAGAGAAGTTCGTGGCTACAAGACTGACGGGCATTATTTCAGGGTTAATGTAAGTCACCTTGGCAAGTTTAACCCATTCAAGCTACCCAGAAAAGTTAGCCGTGTAAATATGAAGCAACTGGGTGAAAGATTGGGTATAAAGTCTATAGAGAAAGTTGAAAATACAGATGGTGTGTGTTTTGAAGTAGACCATCCCTCACATTTGTTTGTTATAAAAGACTTCATAGTCACCCACAATACTTTCGCCGAGAAAATCGACCCCTACCTCCAGCCCGTCTACTACGAACTCCTGCAATACCTGCCCGGCAGCGCGCCCGAACGCGAAGAGTCCGGTCTTTCCCGCAAGAAAGCCCTCGCGCTCTGCCGCAGGCTCGTCGCCGTGCATTGCCTGTATGGTGTCGATAAGAACCCGCTCGCCGTCGAACTCGCCAAACTCTCCCTCTGGCTCGACAAGGTATCAGTCACGAGAGTGGGACTGGTTAGGAGTGGACGAATTAACTCACTTGACTGAATTTCAGGTTACTTACTTACTTTCTCGTGTCAGGACGGTCAAACCTATTAATACGAAGTTTTTTGCTGCGACTAATCCTGGGGGACCAGGGCATAATTTTGTCAAGGAGAGGTGGATAACTAAAACATGTGACCACCCGAAGTACGACCCTAGTGAGTATGATTTTGTTCCTGCGGGGGTAAGAGACAACCCATACCTTATGAAAAATGACCCTGATTATATAAAAGCCTTAGAAATGCTACCAGAGCAGGAAAGAAAAGCACTCTTAGAAGGAGATTGGGATATTTATGAGGGAGTCTTCTTCCCTGAATGGAGCCATACTAAACACGTGGTAGACGATTTTGACGTACCAGAAGACTGGCAATTAATTCTAGGCTGGGACGACGGAACCAGAGAACCCAGGAGTGTGCATCTTTATGCTGTCGACAGTGACCAGAGGGTGTGGACTATTTGGGAGTATTACGAAAAAGAAGAGAACCTGACGGAAGCCGCCGAAAATATACGGCGCTTACTTAAAGACGCAGGGTACTGGGGGAGGATTTACAAGTGTGTGGTAGACCCAAGCATGAAAAGAACGGACAGTCAAACAGGGCTTTCTAGTATAGAAGTGCTTGAGAGTATGGGATTTGGGTTTAAACTTGGAGTGGTTGAATTAGGTAATAACAACAGGGTAGAAGGTTGGAGAGTAATGAAAAGCTACCTTTCTCATAAGCCCTACGAAGAACCCTTGTTTAAAGTTTTCAGAAGTTGTGATAATATGATAAGGACCATACCTCTGTTGACGTATCATCAGTTTAGGTCTGGTAAGGGTAGTAAGAAGGAGGATTTGAACACAAAACAAGAGGACCATTGTGTCGACGAGGCACGTTATGTCCTTATGTCACTGGACAGGCTTCCTTCGAGATTTGAGAGCAGTACTTCTTTTGACATAAAAAGTCGAAAGTACACTCCCAAGTCAATATATTAAATAAATTTATTATAAGTAGTAGAATGAATAAATATCATGTCTATCTCGCCGATAACTACACAAGGTCCGAGCCGTTTATGACGGACTGGGCTACGAGTTAATCGGGGACAGGTTAAGAGCAGAGTTTGACGAATACTTTGCAGATAAAGAAAAGAGTGCAAACGCAGGAGTGGGGAAAAGCAAGCAATTGCTTAAAGGAGAAGTTATTAAAAGCTTCATGATTTCAAAGAGAGTCAATTTAATCGACAACCCAGCGAATGGGAACTTGAAGTCTGTGTTTATACTTAAAAAGGACGAAAAGAAAATAATTGATGATAGGGCAAAGGGTTCTTTGGCTCCAAGGTTTGAGTATACAGAAAAGAAAAACGACGAGGGAGTGGTAGTTACTAGGGAAGGATTTATGAAGTTTGAATTAATAGAAGGTACTGAAGAAAAACCTAAGAGTGTAGAGGAGACTTTGCAAGTGAGTGGAAATGATATACAATATTTCCAAGAGGACACAGAGACTGAACAAGTTAAAGAGGAAGTTAAAGAGGAAAAGGAAGAAAAGAAAGAAGAGTTCGTGTGTGAAGAGTGTGGCAAGTCCTTTGATTCTAAGAGGGGGTTGCACGCACATAGTTTAAGTCATAGGAAATAATTATTATGGCAGGTAGAATATCAATAGGAGTTCCAATATCGACAGACAGTGTTCCTAATGCTTTTTACAAGTGGTTTGAAGACGTTAAAGATAAGTACGAGTTTCGTACCATGGAAGTAAAAAACGGAGAGATTCAGGTGGTCAGGGTAAGAACACCCATAGAAGGTATACGGGTGGTGGAGCACTTGAAGTACGGCAAGATTATTTCTGACAGTTCTGGAGAGTTCCTAGAAAGAACGTTCATTCCAAGATACAGTAGAGATAGGGATGAGATTGTGTTGGAACAATAAAATAACTATAAAATACAATGGAGAAAAAAGACCTTCCTAAAAAGCGCTATACTGCGGCAGAAGCCGAAAAGATAGAGCAAGTACGTAATGATTTTAATTCTGCAAAAAAATCCAGGCAAAACAATTGTTATTGGGGAGCGCCGTCCACGTCAGGAAACTGGGAGGAGCGCTGGGATTTACACGAAAAGATAGATTTAGGCTGGGCTGAAGCGCCCAAGCAGGACGAGTTTGAGAGTAATGTGAAGTCTCCAATGGCTTCAGGGAGGATTGAGTCCACCATGCAGAAGTTAAAGAAGTTGAATTTAGAGTTTGTGGTACGCCCTGACGATGTACAAGACCCTAAAGACAAGAGGAAAGCTAAGGTGGTACAGGAGTTGGTTAATAATCTGTTTGAGAGAAGAGAATACAAGGCTAGGATGACGTCCTGGTTTAAAGATTGTTTAACACACGGTTCTGCGTTTTTGCATATTTATTACTTGCGCAAAAAGCGAGAAGTAGACATGCCAAAGATTGATGTGGATAACATGTCGGACGAAGAGAAGGAAAAACTGTCAAACAAGGAGAAATTCTACGAGAAAGAAACTATTTATGATTATGACGATATAGCGTTTGAGCCTGTTAAAATACAGGAAATATTCACTGACCCAAGTGCAAGGAATTTTCATGGTACAAGTTACGAAGCACAATACATTATTAGAAGAATGTTGCCTTCCTTGGCACAATTTAAAGCCATGTACAGTGCAGACCCTGACGCTAAGAATGTTAGTAAAGTAAGGCCTGTGTCTCATTATGTAGGAGAACAGGTAGAGTTCTTTGAACCCCCAACCGATGTGGATAACGACGATTATGTAGAGGTTTTACACTATTACAACAAGGCTGATGACAGGTACATAGTTGTGGCCAACGACGTTTTGATTAAAGACATGCCACTTCCTTATAGGCATAAACAATTACCTTTTGTTAAGATTGATGCTTACGAGGTCCTACACCAATTCTATGGTATGGGAATTCCTGACAAATTAATGAATATACAGTCCGAGGAAGAAATACTTAAAAACTTAGTTTACGACAGGCTGCATATTACTGCTAATCCTATGGTTAAGGTTAAAAAGAGTATTTACGGAGAATTTTCTAAAGCCTACCAGACGGCAGAACCAGGGCTTATGCTTCCAGTAAATAATCAGGACGACGTAATGCCACTTGAGTACCAGGCGATGAATTTTGACATGTTTAGGGGAATTGACGCTCTTAATAGGGACGCAGTACTTGCCACGCAGATTGACCCAATACAAATGGGAGTAAACCAAAAGTACGTGTCAGCGACAACCTCAATGCTTACTAAGGAACAAATGGACGCTTACATAGCTTCCCTAGTAGACACTTGGACAGAGTCTCTTAATATTGCAGCAAAACAATGTATTTCCTTAATGAGTCAGTTTTACACTATTCCTAGGGTTGAAGCCGCAGGAAAGACTGCACACAGTAGACAGGTTAGACTCCTTGATATAGAAGTCAACCCAGAGACCTTAGAAGTCCAGCAAAAGAGAGGAAAGTACACTTACCTTGAAGTAAAACCAGAATTCTTTAATATACATGGAGATTGGGAGGTAGAAGTTTCTACCGAGAGTGTGGAAGTACAAAGTAGGGCACTAGAAATGCAGAAAGCTCAGGCAGCGATAGCACAGCTTGCACCATTCTTTATTGACCCTAACAACGCACAGTCTTCACTTGCCAACCCAGTAGGTTGGGTGGACGGACCTAAGTCTATAGAGTGGTACATGGAAACCAACGGAGTACCTAAAGAACTTATGGCCACATTAACCGAGGACGAAGACATTTCTATAGAGAGAGCCGAAATCCAAGGTAAGAGTATGATACAAGGAGAAAACGTTCCAGGAATTCCAGGAGAGCCAGAAATACACAAGAAAGTACACGTACAGCAACTTCGACTTATTAACAAGGAAAAGAAAGAATTAGAGAAACAATTTGAACAGTACCCACCAGAATTGATGGAGTACATGTTAGTAACACCAGAGGGTAAGAAACTTGAGGAGTTAGACAAGATAGCGAATTTATTTGCAGACCACTTAATGGCTGACGACCAGCCTAAGCAGTTAGAAGGACAAGTTGCAGTACAACAGAGTCAACCCCCAGAGGTTCCAATGCCACCAGGGTTAAGCCCAGCAGCAGGAGGACAGCCTCCAATGCCAGCAGGTGGCAATCAAATGGACGGCATGATGCCAGAGGGAGAGGGTATGCCACAAGGTAGGCCTCCAATGGCACAGGCAGGTATATAATTTAAGTAGTAGTAATTATGAAGGTAAAGCAAATGCCTATTGCAAAAAAGCCCATTCAAGAGCTTGACGGTGAGCAGTTAGAAGCCATTGTTAAGTTTGGTAAAAGTAAGGAGTTTGAGCTTTTAAAAGAATTAGCCGAGAGGGAAAAGTTCCACAGGTATCAGACGGACTTTCTCACGGCAAAAAACGTGGAGGACATAAATTTCATTCGTGGTATCAATGTGGGAATAGATTATATCTTAGATTCAGTCGCAAGGGCCAAGGAGGAGTTAAAGAGTAGAGGCGCTGAAGTTGACAATGAAGAAGATTTAAAATAATATAGGAATAGTAATGAGTAAAGAAAAAAAACAGAAAAAATTTGAGGAGTTTTATGTAAAATTTGTGCGCAAGTGTTTAACAGAAAACATGATGCCCACAATGACAGTAAGCTACGAGCCTACTGGGATATTTCCTTCCTTGAATTTTTATGAAGTGGACAACAAGAAGAAAAAGGAAATACTTAGCTCTTTAAATAAAAGTAGTAGTTAAATTTTTACAATATAGAAATAATGGACGAGGAAAAGAAAACGGCACAAACCGTTGAAGCCCCTGAAGCCCCTGAGACGCAGGAAACTGACGCTATCAAAGAAGTAGCCGATGCCCCATCTACCAGTGAGGTGGACGCAGAAAAAAAGGACGCTGGTGCAGAGGAACAGGCTGGTACACCCGACCTTAAAGAAGATAATGATAAAAGAAGTATGGCAGAGAAGATAAAGGCATTGGAAAATGAAAAGAACGAGTACCTTCAGGCGAAGAAAATGTTGGAAGCACTGGATAGTGCAGCCGCAAACGACCCTGAATTTATGAAGCTTGCA